CTATGGCGGCGGCTACGAGCAGATCAAGATCGGCGACCGCCAGCCAAAGGCCAACATCACCATGCTGGCACCGCTGCTGGCCACCTTCAACCCGTACACGCTGGCCGGTGACGGCAGTACGCCGCCCACCAATATCGCGGTGCAGGTGGTGCACGGTGCGACGGCTGGCAGCAAAGTGCAGGTGGATGTGAAGGGCATCATCACCGGCGTGAACGTGGTCGACATGAATGGCGAGGTCGGTTACGACCTGGCAATTGATCCGACGCCGGTCACCGGCAACGACGAGATCAAATTTACTTTCCTGTGAGGCAACCCATGAGCAATAAGAAAAACCATCCGCTGTTCGTGATCGACGCGACCGATACGGTGAAGTGGCCGGTGATCGTGAACATCCCGGTGGACGGCGGCGAGTTTGCCCCGTTCCAGTTCACCGGCATTTTCAAGCGCAAGAGCGAGAGCGAGTACGAATCCATCCTGCAATCGACACTGGCCGAGATCGATCCGGCAGACGAGGCGGCTGCAGAGGTGCTGGCCGGCAAGCGCCGCTCGGAGATCCTGGCGGACAACGCCGATCTGTTCTTGCAGTTTCTGGTTGGCTGGGAAGGCGTGCGCAATGCCGCCGGCGAGCCGGTTGAATTCAGTGCGCAGGTCTTGCTCGATCAGATCACCGGCGTGAACGGCGGCTATTTGTCGATCGGCTTGTGGGCGGCGATCCACGAGATCCGCAACGGGGCACGCCTGGGAAACTAAAAGCGGCCGCCCGCCACTGGGCAGAGCAACGCCAGGGCGGCCGCGATGAGCTGGCGGAAGACCTTGAGTTGCTCGGCTTGGCCGACCAGATCAAACCGGGTGGCGATCAGTCATTCGGCGTGTGGCCAGAGAACACCACCACGGTGAGCGCATTCGTGGCACTGGACGGTCACTGGCAGCTGGGCAGATCGGCAGACGGCACGCAGCAGCTGCGGATGCCCCCGGAAAAAATCAAGGATACGTTGGAGCTGATGGGCGTTAAACGGCGGCAGTGGCCGGAGGTGTTTAACGATCTGTTGGTCATGGAATCGGAAGTGCTGGATACCTTGTTCGGAGAGACAGAGTGATCGGCGACGCGGCGCCCGCCCTAGAAAACCTCCTACCAGCCCCGCACTATGCGGGGCTTTTTATTGACTGACTGAAGCGTTTCAGTATCGGCTTACCTCCCGCGCGCGCGTAGATTCGCCCCATGCGTGCACGATCAAACCATTCCCCCGAGGCATCCCATGAGTGAACTCACGTTCGGGATGCGCCTCACCTATGACGGTAAGTCTGCCGCCGCCGGACTGGAAGAGACGCGCGTGAAACTGGATGGGCTGACGACCTCATCCGGCAAGCTGGCCGCGCAGAACAGGATGCTCGGCCAGTCTTACAAAGAGCACGGCGCAGAAGTGCAGAACACCGAGGCAGGTGTGCGCAAGTTGCTCGACCGCTACGATCCGCTGGGCGCGAAGCTGCGCCAACTCCAGAACGATTTTAAGCAACTGAATTCTGCAGCAGCAGGCGGCAAGATCGCCGCCGGCGATGACGCGCGCGTGGATCAGGTGTATGCCAACCTGCAGAAACAGATCACGGCCACCAGCGCGGCGACGAATGGTTATGCCGTCGCCTCCACGAACGCGGCCCGCTCTGCTGGCCAGCTTCGCATGGCCAACCAACAGCTGCCCATGCAGTTCACCGACATCTGGGTGAGTCTGGCTGCGGGCCAGAATCCGATGATGGTGATGCTGCAGCAAGGGACGCAGATCAAGGATTCGTTTGGTGGCGTGGGCAATGCCGCTCGCGCGATGGGCGGCTACATCATGGGTCTGATCAATCCGCTCACCCTGACGGCCGCCGCTGTCGGCGTGGGGGCTTATGCCTGGTACAGCTGGGGGCGGGATGCCGAAGAGGCCGCCAACAAAGCTGCCGCCGGCCTCGACCAGGTTAAGAAAAAAGCCGACGAAGCGCAGCGCCAGAGCAAGCAGCAGCAGCTGCAGCAACTGACCTATCAAATCCAGAGCGCTGAGCTGGATGCGCAGTGGCAAGCCGGTGTGGCGGCCAACACTCAGAAGTCGAACGAGATCCGCGCGATCGCTGCCAAGACGGCTGGCGAATATCGGCGGCTTGCTGCTGGGCTGCGCCAGCAGAAGACCGACCTCGAAAAACAGATCGAGAAAGAAATCAGGCCGAAAGAAAGCAAGGGTGACGACCGCACCCAATCCGAAAAGGATTTCGCCGATGCCTGGACAGAGACCCAGCGCATCCTGCAGAACACCGATCCGCAGGCGAAGGCGAATGCCGAGTGGGAGCGGATGATCTATCTGCAGGACACGCTGGGTGAGCAGTTCCCGCTGACAGCTGAGCAGATGGGGCTGGCTTACGAGAAGGCGATGGGGAAGGAAAAGGCCAAGGAGTCCAGTTCGGTCTGGAAGACCTTTGCAAAGGACACGCAGCGCGCCCTGTCTGACTCGATCAATCAGGGCATGACCGGAGAATTCGGCAACATCGAGCAGCAGTTCAAGCAGCTGCTGTTCCGCATGGCGGCCAACGCGATCTCGGCGGATATCGCGGGTGCGATGTTCGGGCAGGAGAGTAATGCGGTGTCGGGGCTGTTAGGTGGTTTTTCATTTTCGGCACCCAGCTTCGGCGGCGGCAAGGCTGTCGGCGGTTCTGTCTCTGCCAACACGATCTACGAAGTCAACGAGAACGGCCCCGAGCTGCTGAATCAGGACGGCAAAGATTATTTGATGATGGGCGGCAAGGGTGGCTTTGTTAAGCCGCTTGGCCAGGGAGGCATCGCCCAGAGCGGCGGCTCGCTCAGCGTGGTCGTCCACAACTACAGCGGCGCGCCGGCCACCGCCCGCGAGACGGTAGACAGCCGTGGCCAGCGCAGGCTGGAGGTGGTGGTCGGCGAGATGGTCGGGGCGGAGATGGGTCGGCCCGGATCCGCTGTACATAGATCCATGCGCAGCAACTTCGGCGCGCAGCCCGCGATGGTGAGCCGCTAATGGCCAGCACGATCAATTGGCCGATCAGCCTGCCGCAGCGTGCCCGGCGCAATTCCTACACCGAAAAGCACGGCGTGCTGGTCACGTCGACACCGATGGATGCCGGTCCGGCCAAGCTGCGCCGACGCGGCAACAAGCCGGTGCTGCTGACGGCCGAGTACATCATGACGGCCGCCCAGCTCGACACGCTGGAGACCTTCGTTAAAACCACGCTGATGGGCGTTAAACGATTCAACCATGTGCACCCGCGCACGCTGGCATCGGTAGAGGTGCGGCTGGTGCCGACCGGCGACGGCGAGTATTACTCGTTCGCCTACATTTCCAGCACCGAGTTCTCGGTGTCGCTGACGTTCGAGATCCTCCCATGAGCCGCGCTTTCTCCGCTGCTGCCATCGCGCAGTTCTTTTCCCCTGATGCAGACGATCCGCTGATCCTGTTGATGATCATCACCAGCGGGGCCACCACCGTGCGCTTTGCCAACGGCTACACGCAGCGCCTCACCGCGCTGGAGCTGGACGAGTCGATGACTGTGTACGGCGTGGTATCCAACGGGGAGAACTACATCTTCCTGCCGATGGAGATCACCTTGCCGTCGGACGAGGAAGGCGCGGCGCCGCGCGCGCAGCTCACCCTGCACGATGTCACCCAGGAGGCGATGCCGCTGGTGCGCTCGGTGAGCAGCGCGCCGGAGGTGACGCTGCAGGCGGTGCTGGCCAGCGCGCCGGATTCGGTGGAGATGAGCGTGGGCGGGCTGACGTTGACTGGCATCCATTACACCCGAGATGCCATCACCGGCACGCTGAGCGCGGACAATCTGGCGCTGGAGCCGTTCCCCGCCGATACCTTCGTGCCTTCCTGTTTCCCTGGGCTGTTCTGATGGCCACCTGGGACGATTACATCGGCATCCCCTACCAAAGCATGGGGCGCGACCGCGCCGGCTGCGACTGCTGGGGGCTGGTGCGGCTGGTGTACCAGGAACACTACGGCATTGATCTGCCGGCTTATGGCGAAACGAGCTACGAGGCCGCGAACATCGCGCAGACCGCCGAACTGATCGCCACCCATCGCGACACCTGGGCCGAGGTGCAAGATCCGGCGGCGGGCGATGTGGTGCTGCTGCGCGTGATGGGCTATCCCGCGCACGTCGGCGTGATGGTGGATGCGCAGCGCATGCTGCATGTGCACCGCGATGGCCTGACGGCCTGCATCGAGCGGCTGGATGGCGGCGCGTGGAAACACCGCATCGAGGGCTATTACCGCCATGCCGAGCGCGTGGGCGGCGTGGTGCTCAGCGGCTGCCCGCATCCGCTCAAGACGGTGAGCCTGGTGGGCACTGCGCCGGCCGGCACCACGCTGCGCGAGATGATCGAGGGGGAATGCCGCCGCGCCAATGTGCCGGCCACGCTGATCGAGGCGCAGGGCCACGCCTGGATCGACGGCGAATACATCGCCCCAGCCGATTGGTCTGCGTGCCGCCCCGTGGCCGGGCAGCGCGTGGAATACCGCTTGCTCCCTGCCGGCGGCGGTGACGGCCGCGCATTGCTGACCATGATCGTGATGGTGGCGGT